GGTATCGGATCATGCTCTCGTCACAGTCAAAAAGCTGCGCGAGGACGGCCGGGGAAACGGTGCCATCGTTTTGAGTTGATTCAGTCATGCGGCGATGCGCTTGGCCTTCGTCTCCGCAAACGTCTCGCCGGTTGCCTCAAGCGTCGCCTCACGGCCGGTAAATGCCTGCCAGCGCTCGACCGCGACATCGACGTAGGCGGGGTTGAGTTCAATGGCGTAGATATGCCGGCCGGTCATTTCGCCGGCAATGATCGTGGTGCCGGAACCGCTGAAAGGCTCGTAGACCGCTTGGCCCGGACTGCTGTTGTTTTCAATAGGCCGCTTCATGCACTCGACAGGCTTTTGCGTTGAGTGGCCTGTTTCGCTCTTTTGTGGCTTGTCTATCTGCCAAAGCGTCGATTGTTTTCGGCCACCGTCATAATGACCTGTTTTGCCTTTGCGGACGGCATACCAGCATTCTTCTTCTTGGCTGTGATAATCACCACGGCCAATAGCAAAATGGCTCTTGGCCCAAACTATTAAACAACGACGCTCTAACCCAGCAGCCTCTAATGACAAAATGCTTTCAGGAACAAATCTACCATTTGTCCAAACATAGGCAACATCGCCGGAAAACAGAACCCATGCCTCACGCCAATCGGCGCGCGTGTCGTTTTCAACTTTGCCAACAGCTCTGCCGCCAACGCCAATCTTTCCGTCCGCTCGCGGCTTACCGGCTAATGCCTTGTTCCTCCAATCCGCATTATACTCAACCCCATACGGCGGGTCAGTCACCATAAGGTGCGGCTTGACCGGCCCCCGCCGC